CCCTGGATCCGAATACACCTATCTTCACTGTGTCCTTGCCTTCCATCTTGTGAGTTACCTGGCTAATGAGTTCACCGGTGTCAATAAGCGGGGTACTGCTTCCTTTTGCAGCAATTGTTGCAGGTTTCAGTCCCGGACTCAGACCAGAGGTTATTTTGTCAACCATCTTCCCTGCTATATATTCCCCTGCCTGCTCGAGCTTGAGTACAATATCCTCCTCAATCTTAGTTCCAAACTTGCCAATGTTCCTGGCAACATCGTCAGCATTTGATGGCATGTTTTGACATCTCCGATTGATGTATGTTTCGACAAGTGTTGGAGCAATATAACAAAGACACATGGCCATATTTCTCAGGGAATACTCCCATACATTCCTTGTACTGCGTCTTTGTGACTCTGATTTCTTTGTTGCACCTTGGGTTAGAACATGGAATTTGGATTGTATCGAGATTCAGACGTATGGATCTGTCTTCTTCTGCTGGCACATCTTCTTCCCATACTCGATCTATAGCATGTTTGCCTTTCATGCCCTTACGAATATTAGATATTGCTGCCTGTTGTTCGTTCCGTGGAAGGGTAGCCAGCCTCAGTACATCGGACTTGGTGATCTGGACATCACCCGACAAGATCTTATCTCTAATGTCCTTCCCACAGTTCGTAGCTATAGAATCGACTGCGATAGCAAACTGTTCTGCACGCTGTACTGTTTTACCATTGACTTTAAATTGTTCGCCTATTTGTTCGCTTTTGCTCGATTGGACATTTTGTCCTTTCGATGACGCATCACGATTTATGTTTTCAACCCGATTTGATTTTTGTTCATGGTACATCTTCCCCATCAAATAATCACGCTGTTCAGAAGTGACATTTCTCCGGGCTAATTGGTTCCGGATCATGAAGTTTTTGGCTTCTTCCCGGGTGGAGAAATCCATCTCATGTACTTCAAAGGGGATGCCTAATTCTTTGCAGATCTTGTACCGATTGTGACCATCCACGATAATGCCACGCCAGATATCGAGAGGCTGAGTACATCCATACTGCCGGATGTTTTCTTTTAGCCCCAGATACTCATCTTCTCTTAGAGGCATCATCCAGCTTTTGAATTCCGGATCAATCAACAATTCCATTCAGATATGCCTCCGATTTTATATTAGCTATTGTGAAATTTAGTAGCTTATCTTCTTTTGAAACTTTATAAAAAGAAACTATATTGGCGTGGAAGAAAAGAGGCTCACGGTGCACATCACATGTGTTTCTAGTGGGGCAGACCGCAGTACACGGAGCCTCCGTTTCAGGGCACAAATACATAATAATGTGTATGTGTCCAATATTATATAGTAGTTACTATACATTTTTTGTAAGACTAATATAAAAGAAACGTCGATGACTACCCATACGCTTCATCATATTTGTGGATCCTAACTCTTTGCCCACATACCACATTGTAGTGGATCCGCTTGAATCGGTTATTTTGATCTTATCTCCGTTCTTGATTGATACCGATGCTTCTACAGCTAGTTTCATTCCCCCGGTTTCTTTCACTGAATCTGGCAAAAACTGCAGTTCTTTTTCAGTAAGGACTCCTATATGTCCGTTGAAAGTATCTGATGCATCAGAGGGAGGCACCCACACACCAGAGGAGTTATGATATCCTTCTGTAACTACATACTTTGTTAGGGTGTAGGGGTGATCAAATGCGCGAAATGTATTACTCATCAGAAATCATCTCCGAAACAGATATGTCAAAACCGCAAGAGTCAGGTACACCACTGCAGATACACCCCCGGCTACCCACATAACAAACTTCCTTTCTTGGGTTATAGTAGCAGCAAACCTCGATAGATCTTCTATTTTCTGATCTCTTGTTTCGTTATCCTTTTCGATGCAGTCAATCCGTGTATTTTGGTTTCGGAGATCTGCACGTATGCCTCCCAGTTCGGAGAGGATGGCTCCTACGTTCTCATTGATTTGCAGTAGCAGGTCATGTTCTGGCATTTCTCCCTCAGGTTTCACTCGCCCACTTTTTCTTCACATAATCTACCACTACGGCTACCACTACACCAGAGTATTCATATGGCACAGCAAGACCGTTCATCATTGCCTGATAAGTCATTATCGAATAGGCAGCACCGAACATGATAACCACGATCTCATCTGCGAACGATTGAATGAGACTTCCCAGGCCACTCAGAAAACCCGCGTCTTGCTTCAGTAGAGCTACTTCTAATTCGTCTGCCATTATCCATACTCCTGATGATCACTTGGATATCTTTTTATCCATCGCTTGGATGACATCGATTTCACTCGGTTTGGCAATGGGAGTGTCAGAAACTTCTACGGCCTCTTTGGTTACAACTGCTTCTGCAGACTTAGCACGGGCCTCGTGCATTGCGGCCGCATGGACGGCTGCGTCTTTGATTACAATTTTTGTACCTTTTGCAAAATTAAGGATCTCTTCAGCGTTGCTTGCAATATATATATCAATGTTCTCCATGTTGTCAAGGACTATCTCGCCGCTGAGATATGGGATTGTCCACCATAATGCAGCTTCTTCATACTGCCAAATTAGTTGTTCTCCGAACTCTTCTTCCCTGGTGATTTGTTTGATATCCCAGTGACACAAAAGCCGGACTCGGCCCCCCTCAACTTTGTCAATGCTTATTTCTATTGGCTGTACTGTAGATTCAACTACCATGGTTATACCTCGTTGAGTTATTTATTTTAAGAGTACTGCGAATTCGCTGAATTTTTTAATGGGTGATTCCGTTTGAATCACCTCTTCAAAAACTCAAGGCGAGCGCCGTGAAGCCGAAGGGAATACGTAGCACTGTAAGCCGAATTCAGAAAGCCGACACCCGCACTCTGCCCATGATACCAATGGCCGCCGAAAAGCATACAGGTTGGGGTAGCACTGGCTGTCCGGATATAATAGTAATCACAGAGGTATGTGCTTGAAGATCCTGTCAACACAGACCCTAATAGCATGTATTTGAGGTAGCTATCTGTGAAAACAGCATTGATGTATCCGTTAGCTGCAATGCTTGTATTTGGCGGCACCGATACAGAATCCACGTATTTGCCAGTAGTTGTGACCTCTGAAGGGAATGATGTTCCCGCTGCAGGAATAATCCTGTGTACAGTATCGTAGAACCGAATACCTCCGATCCACTTGTAGACATTTCCCCAGAGGTTCTCAATGCCTCTGTATACTATAGGCCTCTGGCCTGCTGTACCTGTTCCAGTTCCTGTACCGTTTGTGCCGATGTTTGTATCGGCAGAGAGTGCACCAGTGAGTAGTCCCGCGAAATCGGTCCCGCTTGCGAGATCCACAATACCCTTCCCTAGCGCGGTCTGTGAATCGAGTGAAGCATATTCGGTATAGAAAAGCAACCTCAGTGCACTGAGAGTCCATATATTAGTGATACCCCATGCCGTAGATGCAATGTTATTTGCATATGTCTCAGCATCTGTAATATAGAGCCTGCCTGAATTTGGCAAATCTGGGTATGCAACTGCTCCTGTAATGGGCTGTTTGTTTGTTGCTGATCTCAGCTTGAAAGTAGATCCATCCAAATAACCACTTGCTTCATAGGCTGAAACGAATAGTTCTGCCTCTGTACCCCCTCTTTGTAAGAAGGCTGGGTGCAGTTCGAAACCTGCATATTGAATAGGACTGATCCACCACTTATGTACAGTTCCATCTGTGGAGAATTTGACATAGAATTTGGGTATCTTGACCATTACGTTTCCAGATGCACCGGTTAGGTCTAGGCCATCACCACGAGCATTTGTACCGTATGTCACCACGCCCGTGCTGGGATTAATGACACACCTCTTCATGTTGCCCCATATACTATGATTGTTGAAATACGAAGATGTCAAACCAGTAACCGTATTCCCGTCAATATCAATCCATGATAATGTAGGACTGGAAGAAGCCGTATCCCATGAAATCCCTACTACATCGGATTTGGATGTACCGGCTACAATGGCAGGCAAAGAATTCCATCCCGTTGCTCCATCTCCAATCTTGAGCCAACTATTTGTAGTGTCATAACATGGCTCTCCGGCTGCAAGAATGGGGTTTGCTGTGGCAAGATTGGATGCACTATCGTGTCTGAACTGAATCATATCCTGGAGATTAGCTGTGCCGCCAATTACACCAGGTCTGGAATTGTCCACCATTATACGCAGTTTGTCCGTATTTTTCACATTGCGCCCATATTCATATGAGATGACCAATCCAGAAACTGTTATTTTTGTGTACCTCGACCTAGGAGCATTTGCATCATACAGCACTTCTCCAGATGTGATGTCCACAATGTGGGAGATCTGCTCGGCAGCGATGCCTGTATATAATGAGGTTAGGGTTATGGTTTTTGCTGTTGAATCGATAGTATATTGTCCATCAGGAATTGCGTACATTGGTTACCACCTCACGTAACGGTAGCCGGGTATGTAGACTCGAGTACAATTCTCAGTACATCGGTATTTTTCACATTGAGCCCGTACTGATATGTGATTACTCCACCCGATACAGTTATGGAGACTTGTCTTGCACGGGTCTCATTAGCATCATACAGTACTTCTCCGGAGGTCATGTCCACAATTCTTGAAACCTGTCCGGCTATAATATTGGAATATGTAGAACTTAATGTAATTGTTTTTGCAGTTGCGTCGATAGTATATTCAGTCGGGGGAACAACGTACATGTGTCAGACCTCAGAAAAATGTTTCATCGTTAGTAGTAGCTTCGGATGTTGCAGATATTGGGCTTAGAGACAAGCGTTTTATTGCTTTTTCGTATTCTGTTTTGTATCCATCTCCTGTCCTATACGAAATTGAGTCTCCAAATTCGGACATGCTGGAAATATTGGAATGGAGCATAGATGGAGTGCTGGCCCCTATCCTCATGCATATAGCCAATAGGACTGCGCGCTTGTAGACTGCCGCACTTGAACCAGTGAAAGTATCTCTCGATGTAGCCAACTTCACTATATCTTCGGCTTCATCAGAGTAGTCTTCGATCACCTCTGTAGTATATGCAGCCGGAAGAGTTTCCTGGAGTTCCAGCTCAATTGCGCTCTTTGATATTAGGGCCATGCAGACCTCAAAAAAGAAAAGTTATGGGATGTTTGCGTATCCCAATCTCCAGTCTCCTAGCCCCATGTTAAACCTGCATTTAACACCATACTGCCAGGTATCGCGTGTGAATCCAGTGTCAGAATTGCCTTCCAGAGAACCAAACTCAGTATTCTTTCGGTTCTGGAAGATTACAGGTTTTGTGACTTTGTTTCCACACAAGAGATACCATGAATCGGTGTCTGTAATTCTCTCGGTGACAATTACATCATACCTTCCCTTGTGGATGTTCAACATAGGCTTCTTATCATTCCCAGTTCCACTGGCAACATATCTCTGGATTGTTTCTGCTCCCACGATCTCGAGAGCAGTGGCTTCCAGCTCAGGGGGCACCAGGAGAATATTTCCATTGATACCCATTGAATTGCCTTTGTCATCCTTGAACCTCATCATAGCAGCCCTTGCAGCACTGAGGCTTTCAGATGTGAGAGCACTTGATCCCAGATTTGACTGAGTACCGCTATCGTTTTCGCTGTGATCAGTATCGAAGAAATACTGGCCATCATAGCAAGTAGTAGATGTTCCAGCCACCACTGTATCAAACGCCTTGGTTCTGTAGAAATCCCTCGCGGTTTCTCCAAGCTGTTTGACTCTTAGGACAATCTGCCCATACTGATCGTCTTCTATTGCATCAGCATCAACCGCAATAGTGGATTCCCACTTTTTGTTTGTGATCTGGAAACTGTGCTCAGCAAGAGCAGAGGGCATCCTTTCATCCACCCATTCCCTCATGCTTGGAGTGGCTCCCAACCATGCATATTGCTCAGTGGCCTTGTTGGAAGGGATCTCCATTGCGATGCTTTTCCAGTCCTCGTTTGGCTGCTTAGTATATTCTTCAAAGAATACAGTTTTGAGGCCGGCAAGAAGATGCTTTGAAATATCATTAGTTGTAAGTGGCATTAGCAGTAGCCTCCGATATCAATCCATGCTTTGTTGGTGTTTGTGACATTCGCAATCTTTCCTACCTTGGTTGCACCCGTAGAGGTCTTGGTCACTGTTACATTATCAAGAGCATACACCTCGGTTCCAATATCGGTGACTGCTGCACTTGCAAGAGTGAATTCAAAGATACCTTTGCGGTACACTCTACCTTTGATAGCACCGTTGGTTGCTACAGCGGAATTATCAGCTTCTTCGTATGACACTCCTGAAAAGACCAGACTTGCTGCTTTTGTCATGCTGGTAAGATATCCTGATGCAAGCTGAGTAAGTACACCCTTTGGAACTTTTGTAGAAGCGGCTACTCCCAACGCAACTACGTTTCCTTCTCTCCTGGGAGTTTCAACAGATACAGTAGTAGCTGTCATGTTTAGTCCACCTCATTGTATTTTGCAAGTTTGTCCGGGGTCACACCCAACTTATCATAGATGTCTTTGCCAGCGCTATAGAGTGCATTTGTGGTTTGTACAGGTGTTTCAGTCCCTGCTCCTACTGGATTTGAGCTCCTCATGGCCTTTGTCACCGCTCTTATTGAATCAGTGTCCGGGTTCTTCGCCATGAACTCTTCAAATACCAGTTTGTTTGGCATACATGAATGTAGTTCGGCTACAGCTGCGGCATGTTCTGCTTTCTTTGCTTCTTCTATTTTGTGCGACTCAATGCCTGCCTGAATACCGGTCTGTATAATTTCCGGAACCTTTGCAGCCTGTGCTTTGAGGTCCGCATTTTCGGCCTCATATGCAGCTATTTTAGCCTTTAATTCTTCGATAGTTGGTTCTTTAGAGTCGCCCATATTGGGACCTCCTTGAGGTTCTATTTGATTTTCTGTAAAAACAGTATTTAAAGCAGGGTTGAGTGGATCATTTGAGACCAGCATATTCACTACATGTAGGGGTTCAACATCTGGAATTTCGTCTCCTACCTGCAGGTTGGTGTTCCTGGGATACACATAGAATACCCCCATCTGTCCCCACGCTGCCTCTGATGCAATGCGCTCTTTCAGTTTGTCAGGATCGTTTGCATCCACTTCATCCATCCACACATGGAATTCCCGGACTTTGATTTTGCTTCCTACATTGTTGATTTTTCCAACATCGTATTCAAACGTAGAATCAGCGGTACTCATGCCCGGAACTTCTGATGACGTGATAGGAATGCCACAGCCAACATCCAAGGGACATGCTGGGGTTTCAGGATACACAATGAGAGAGATACCGGTACCTTTCACACGGTCTACGTTTTTGATAGAATGGCCTCTGTAATATTCGGTCTTGCCAAATTCCACAGGCAGCGATTCCTGAGAAACGCCTCTGTATGCAGCAGACTTCATTACATCTCTTGCTTCCTGTGAGAGGCCTTGCACTTTCATCATGAGCCCGCCATCATACCAGGTATCTGCAATGCTTCCGCTCTCTAGCACCTTATGATTGACCCGGATGATGCCTCCTTTCCATGTCTGGAAATCTGATTGAAGTGCCTTTTCAGTCAGTCTGTATACATTGCCCTCGCTGTCCTGGGCTAATGTTCCTGGAACGGCTGCGAGAAAAGAGATAGTGTCGTCTTCATCTTCGTGTATTGGATCATTTAGGGGCTTCGTCGAAAAGATCATATAGATTTTTCAGAAAAAAAGATATAAAAAGAAGGGTTGAGATCAGAAAAGATTCTTCTGCAGCTCACCATTGAAAGGCAAATGCAGCTGATCCCCCGTGTCTACATCTCTAAGTCGAATATATCCAGATATCTTTTTCGTCTGTCCAGTTGCGACTACATTTGTAACCTTTGCAGTTGCTGTAGTTTCGTAGTGCCTGCCATCCTCAGTGGATGCATTGATAGTTACTTTGAAATCTCCCATGGTTGTGACCTTATTGTTGATTGGTTGTGTTAATGCGATGTTCAGAGGACCTTCTCCATACCTGCCATCTCCCGTCTTGAGTTTGATCACACTGGTTCCTATGCCCTGCACAGTGGGCAAAACAAAAGCGTGCTGTGTAATCTGTGTACCTCTTACAATATCGAGAGTTACGAGAAGATCAGTTCCGGTTGCTCCTTTCGCTTCGGCAGTAGAGGAGCCCATAGCAACTTCTATATTCTTGCTTCCGTACCTTCCGTTTGAATTAAGTTTGAATGTTACTAGGGTTGTGCTAACGTACCGAGGGCTTACTGCTGATGTGATCAGATCAAGTGTCTGTGATCCAGTTGCTCCGGATGAGTCTGAAACGGTTACAATCACTTTGATCTTCTCTGCTGTATCGGCTGTGTTTTCCACCGGATCCGGGTCAGGTGTTGGAGTACTTCCTCCTGCTGTTACGTCGATGTTGTCAGTTACCCCTACTTTGAGTGTTCCTACATTGGTGAATGTGTTTCCTCCACCTGAAATAGACCCTCTTGCATTGGATACTCTAAACCCATTTTTACAATTCTTGAGTGTGTTGTTTCGGAAGGTCCACTTGTAGGATCCTGATATGGCGTGTTTGGCTTCAGCCATAAGAATAGCATAGCCTACTTTGATGTTCTCAAAGACGTTGTCTTCTATGATCATGCCAGACATGCCAGCTCCAGCTATGCCTGCGTTGCTGTAGCCGTTGTACTTACCGGACCCATTCAAGTAGTTGCCTACATTACTGAATGTGTTTTCATGGATGCGTACATTAGAACAACCTGCTACATCTGCACTAAACCAAATACCTGAACCGTTCAAGTTTTTGATAGTGTTGTCATGAATATCAATGTCCTTGAACGCACCCTTGTCTAGTTCCATGCCTGGGCCTGTGGACCATGAAGCTATTTCAGAATACACATTGTTTCCATATATCTCGAAATCCTCTGCTCCATATGACAACCTGCAGAAAGAATTCGTTCTGGTCTTACATTTGTTATTTCGGACTACTCCTTTTTCACAGCCGTACATTGCATACAGCCCTTCGTGGCCAAGATCGGATATAACATTATTCTCAAAGAGAATATCGTCACATGCAGTAAGCTTGAGTCCATCTATAGCAGAATTGCGCATAATGCAGTTCTGCATTTTGATATCTTCCCCATTCCTTAGCCAACACAGGACCTGGCTTGAAGATCCTCTAACCTGCCCGGGTTGGTTGCTGAAGTTTCCATCTAAGCACACTCTATTGAAGTGGATTCCATCGAGGTTATACCCCTGCAGCATCGGTGCGCTAGGGTGTTTTGGAGCCATGTAGATATAAGGAATTTCAGTGTCACTTGCACTAACAATCTCAGTATCTGATTTGCCTATAGTCAAATTCTTCAGGCTATAGTTACCCGGCTTGACCTCAATTGTCATGCCTCCTTTTTTAATTGCACTTGTTAACTCGGTTGATTTTTCAACAGTTATAGTAACCATGCGTAGAACCTCATTTATATGGGCTTTCATAGAACACTATATAAACAAGGGTTGAACTAGTACAATTTATTTATTACAACTCAACAAAATAAATAAAGTCTAATAACGTAAAAGCTAAGTACACACATTGCAAAATACTATTGTGGAACGATACCAGGGAATATTATACCATTTGTTTATGGCGTGGGCAATTCTGCTAGTCGCATGTCACAAAGTAGGTACGATATACCAGATTCAAAGCCATCCCGTAGAGTTTATATGCACTGCTGCTGTAGTACTGGTAATATCATGGATTGGAACTGAGGACCTCAAAGGGAAGTGTTAAGTATGGACATTGAAGAAATAAGAAACCGCAAATTAAAAGCTGAACAAGACATCAGTCAGATATTATATGATTTTATGGATTCCACCAGCACAATTATATCCTACATT